TTAGGTATAAGATGATTTTCTGATATCCTCAACTGCATGTAGGTTTGCCTCTATCCACTGCTTAGGTGTTGTCCATTTGACATCTACAATATTATTTAGTTTACTGATATCTGCTTTGGTGTATTCTTGATATTGATTCTTGAGATTGTCAGGCATTGGAATATAATCGATAGGTACGCCTAGCTGTTTGCTACACAGATCTGCTACCTTTTGAAAACTTGTTGCTGTTCCACTGCCGACATTAAACACACCTCGGTCTTTCTTCCAAAGCATTTGCTTATGTACTTGTACGATGTCATCTACACAAACAAAGTCACGCTTGTAATTTTCACTGTTTTCGAATACTTTAATTTTACCATCTTTAACGGCTTGATTCTTGAATTTAGTAAACACAGATGCTTGATCGCCTTTGTGTTCTTCGTTAGTTCCGTATACGTTAAAGTACCTAAATCCCTGACAAGTAATCTTATTACATATATCAATAGTGTGGACATACCTGTCGAACATATACTTAGACCAGGCATATGCGTTTAGTGGTCTGCAGTCACTGTCTTCTGAGAAAGACTTTAAATCACCATATACACTTGCACTAGAAGCATACTGCATATTAACACCATACGCACAGCATTCGTTATACAGTTTGATTGAGAAGTCGTAGTTATGAGCAAACACTTTTGATACATTCTTCTCTGTGGTGCTACTGATAGCTCCAAGGTGAATTACCCAGTGCATGTCTCTCACGTATGGAATGCAACCGTGACTCTCGTCCCAATCATAACCAGCTACATCATGACCTTCTTCGACGAGATAGTCGTAGACGTGACTACCAATAAAACCTTTGTAACCAGTAACAAGAATTTTCATAGCGATTCAATATCTTCTTTACGTAATGTGTACGTGCCTCTATGTTGTACAGCAACGCCCGCACACTTGTTTGCAAATTCAATACAAGGACCTATTGACTCACCTTGAAGTATTTTAAATGTAAGACCAGCAAGGAAAGTATCACCTGCACCGCACACGTCAAACATTTCAACTGGTGGAGATGAGAACACTTGATCATTGTACCTTGCACCTTTGCTACCAAGTGTTACGATTACGGAGCGAGGTAACGATTTAGCTTTATTGTACTCATCTTCATTAATCTTAACAATACACCCTTCAAATTGGCCAAGATCATCCTTCTTACTATCTATAAGGATTGGGCCTTTAAATAATGTTCGCAGTTGCTGAACCGATTCGTAAGTAACATATCCTTTATTGTAATCACTAACTACAATTACATCAAACTGATCTAGATCATGACTTACTTTTTTCACATCAAACGGGGTGATGTTTGGATGAGTCGTGTCTACTCTAAGTAGATGATGACCAGTTTTAATGTCAACGTACCTTACCTTTTTTATACCTTGGTCAGCTCTGTTACGATAATGAAGAACATCAATACCAAAGGCACGTAGGTTGTTGGCAACGTTGCCAGCCATACCATCCATTTTGTTAATCCAGTTTACGTCAGCAACAGGAACTGGTGCTTCTGGACTTACTCTGTTTACGTTGCAATAGACGTACTCGTCATTGCACATCTCACCAATCAATAATACTTTCATACAAACAAATCACTAAAATCTTTTTTGGGTTTACCAAACGCTTGATTGAGACCCTTGCCCACTTCTGTATTGTCCATTACAGGACCATCATCAACAATATCAGTTTGCGCTGTCTGCTCAACATCATACAGTCTCATCTTAGCACGATCAACACCAATAACAAATCTCTTGAATAGAGTTGGGTCATTGTATCTATTCTTCAACTGCTTCACCATTAGCTGACCAAGCTGTTCCATCTCGTCGCTGTTAATAATAGCAAACATAAAATCAGCAGTAGCAGGTAGTCCAAACGATTCAGAAGTATCTTCTAATCCAACATCGCTGTTACTGAAGCCAGAACGTGTTGTCTGAGTTGCTGAGACGATCGGTACGTTCTTTTCCACGGCTAGCCCACGTAGCTCCTCTGCTATCGCTTTAATGAATGTATACGAGTTTATAGTGCCTCCTATCGCCTTTGTTCTACTACTGCTACAAATGTTTAAGTAGTCGATGTAGATGATGTCAGGAGTAAAGTTACGTTTGATCTTTAGCTCATTTATGAGATGACGAAAGTGACCTGAGTGAGCTGATGCAGTAGGATACTCCTTTATGATAAGTCGACCAGGGGTTCTCTGTCTGAGATCATCTATTTTCTTATCGTACATATCCTTTGGTAGGTTTACAAGCTCATCGACCTTGACGTTCAGTAAGTTTGCATCGATGCGTTCTGCAATCTTCTCTTCTGCCATTTCCATTGTGATGTACAGTACGTTCTTACCTTCCATCATATTGCTAGCAGCAAAGTGACACATCGCAAGAGACTTACCTACACCAGTACCGGCAAGGATGATGTTTAAAGACTTACGAGGAAGACCGCCTTTAGTAATCCTGTTCATATAGTCAAGATCAAAAGGCACTCGCTCTTCTTTGTGATGGTAGAAGTCAAATCGTTGCTGATAGTCTTCTATGAAGTCATGACCAATGTGGTTATCGAAAGACACAGCAAGCGCTTCCGATAATACTTGTGGAATAGCTTGCTTAGTTTTGTTCTTACTCTTGCCGTCGATGATATGGATTGATTCCATGATGGCATTGTACACTGCTTTCTCTTGACAAAACTCTTCCGTCTTATCAATAAGCCATTGCTCGTTCACGTCATCGTCTTGCTTCAGCTGCTCGACTTGTGATACGGTGTTGCTATAGTCGGCTTCGCTTAACGAGTCAGTATTCTCTAACTCAATGTACAAGGCATCCTTAGATGGAGGTACATTGTACTTCTCCATATACTCTTTGATCTTGGTTACTAGTAACCGATCGGTAATGGTTTGGAAGTATTCCTCTTTAAGGAATGGAAGTACTTTACGAGCGTACTGCTCACTGTGAATTAGCTGACTAAGAATGTTCGTCTCTATCGTCATCAAAAACCTTATCCTCAATCATCTGCACTAGAATGTCACCTAGTGTATTCTTAAAATGTTCACCGCTTGCTTCACCCTTGAGGATGTTGTATGTGTAGGAAAGAACACCGTCTTCAGATATCTTTACTACATCGTAGGTGTATACTACGTTTTCGTATTCACCTTCAACGATCATTATAGGGCATACGCTTTTATCATCCTTTGCTTCAAGGACAGCATACTTAGGTATCATACTGCTAGTTCGTCTTCTTCAATCTCATAGTCATCGGTAGAGCCGTAAGTAAACTCCATCCGTGCAGCTTCGTCAATACGTGCTAGTAGCTCGTCAGTAAAGTACTTAGTAGGCTCTTTTAAAATTGCCTTTGCATACACCTTTGCGCCATCGGGCATTTCAAACCTATTCGCTACCTTCTTAACAATCTCATACTTTTCTGCTAACTCCAACAGACCGTAGTACCTATCAAGGCCTTTGTCATATGTAAGCAGCACTTCAATCTGCTTATTCTCTTTGGTGAGACGAGACTTAGCCATACGTACTTTGATAATATTACCAATTACATCTTTACCATCCTTTTCCTTCTTTTTAGACAGGAAGCAGATTTGAGATGCGGTGTACTTGAGACCACTTCCACCAGCCATCTCTTTAGTCGGTATGTAAGATCCTACAACTTCGTATACGTGATTGGTAACCAGCATTGGTACGTTAGCTTTGGCTAGCTTTAAGTTAAGTACTCGAAACGTAGCCTTGAGAGTAGCAGCCTTAGTCATGTCACGAGTCTCGCTACCAGCAGCAGTGTCCTCAACTTCTTTAGTAGTAGACAGCTGGCCAAGTGAATCAAGCACCATCATCATAGGTGGCTTGTCACCAGACGTGTTGTTGTAGTTGTCTAAGATCTGAAGTGCTGTATGACGGAACCGTTGAATGGTATCTGGCTCACTAATGATTACTCGATTGGTATCAATACCTCTCTGCTTCATCATCTCTTTAGTAACAGCTGCCTCGGTGTCAAAGTAAAACACCGCACCATCATTATGGTCATCAAGAAACTTCTTGACTACACCCATCACAAAGAATGTCTTACCAGTTGCAGACTCACCAGCGAATGCTGTAATCTTGTTATTAGGGACACCACCAAAGATACTACCGCTAAGAGCAGCGTTTAGGATATAGCTCCCGGTATCAATGTTACCACTATACTCAGCACTTGCTAATCCGTCTTCGGCAATGGTTGTGTTTTCATCATTAAGTTGTTTTACAATATCACGAAAGAAGTCACTCATTGGATTCCTCATCATTTAGTTTATCAATAATCTTTTTCTTTAGACGTTGCAGTGAACGCTTTTCTTTTTTGTTTTCTAAAGTGTTACGGTGAGTATACAGGTCTACCAGCTTTTGATCAACATCCTTCAACATACTTTTTAGCTGATCTTTAGAATTAACAGTATTAATTACTTGCCACTCAGTAACCTCATAATCATCAAGTTGTTCGTCTTCAACCTGAACAGTTTCTGTCAACCAGTCATCGTTAATTTCACCAACAACAACAGCCTCAGTCTCTCTCAATGGTTTAGGAGGCTTAGGTTGAGCTAATGTCATATTAGCTGCGATGAGCAGAAGAACAGCGAGTGGATCGAATACAAAGACAATAAGCAAAATAACCCAACGTACGGCTTCATCAAAAAAGTCACGAGCTTGATCTCCATATATTAACTCCGCAATGTATTTAAGCGGCCCAACTTCGACCTCGAGAGCCAATTTTTCCTGCTGGATCGGAGTGAGATCTTTTTGGAGTCCATCAATGCGAATGTACGCAGCATCAATCGTCTCGTTGAGAAGACGCCTCTCATCCGATTGACTTTCGCGAACTGCAATCGAACCTGTAGGACCACGAATCCTGTCGTATTCGATGAGGGTGGCGACTTGCGAATCCAGTTGCGTGAGTACCGTTTCTGCATCAGCAATGATTGATTGCTGTCTCGCAATCTGTCTCTCCAAGTTAGTGATTTGTAGTTCATTAGTTCCACCTACTGATATTGAATGTTCCAAATGTGCCTTTGACAAAAAACCAAAGATACCCATTGAGGTGATAAACATCAACACAACCACTGCTGATGTAAGATAGGACTTTAACAAAAAAGGTGTTTGCTTCCAATTGCGGTATAACCACGAAGCGGTGACCAGCTTACCTGCCTCCAACACACCACCCATAATAATAATTGCAGTCGCTGCTCCAGAAAAGATAGCAACTAGACCAGCAATACTATACCACGCTGCTACACCAGAGATAGCAAGCGCCATAACAAGAGTTAGGAGACCCATTACTGGCCTTTATAGATCCCATCTAACATATCCTGGAACTGCTCAATCTTTTCTAATCGATTTGGCCACCAGATGTATTCTTTATCAGCACTTTGACGGAGATTATTAAGAAGTGGTTGGACTGCGTCATACAGTTTAGTAAGACGTGCCTGTATATCTTCTGCTGTTGCAGAAGTGGTTTGTACTTGTTCATGAGCTGCTTGTACTGCTTCCAGCTCCTGCTCATCGACAATTGAAAATCCAAAGTCGAACGCATTGTGAATATTATCGCTCATTAGAAGAATGCCTCCAGAGTGGCTCTAGGTTCTACCTCCCAACCAACAGCATCCAAAATACTCTTGACGGGTTCAACAAAAGCCTTCTCAAACTGGGTATCATAATCCACATGCTCGCGTACACCAAACTCTTCAGGCAAGATTTGAGGAAATGCAATGACATTACTTTGTACCTTGTTGGGTTGTTTCAGGTAACAGAACTTAATCTTTTCACCTGAGTATATCTTCTCATATTTATTGTTGAGCTGATGTTGATCCACGTAAAAATTGTATGTCAGTGCTGCACGTACTTGTATTGGTGTTCCCTTCTTAAACAGCGTTACACTGTCCTTATAAAAGGGCAAACGGTTAACAGACCGTGGAAATGCAATATCCTCTATAGGCATTTTTGCAAACTTTTCGCGTAGCTCTCTAATGTGATTCTGTACTTGAGGTTCGTTTTGTTCGAGGATAACCTTGAGTGTATCTTTGAACATTTGACGACATACTGCTGGAGTAGAAGACCTGACAGCTTCGATACCCATCATCTTTAGTTTAGGTTCTTTATACTGAACACCCTCACTGTTATGTACGTTTAGTACGTAATGCTTCTTACCAGTCCACACGCCCTTTGATGCAATAACTTCCCGAGCCATCACCATCTTCTGTTCGTAAGCGTTGAGATAATCTTTTAACTTACTGTATGCGAGATCCAACATTGGCTCGATCTTTTCTGTAGCAACCTTATCAAGAAACTTAACAGGATCTTTAGGTTTGGCTTTCTCAACAAGACCACCCATGTTAATGTACAGCGAGTCGGTATCGATAGCAATCACGTAGTCCTTGTTATCTGTACCAAGCACCTTATTCATGTACTGGTTGAGATGCTTTTCAGCCCAGCGAATAGTCAGCTGACCACTAATAGTAATCCCTTCAGCAATACGAATGTCATAGTATCGGAAGTACTCGTTTGACATCGCACCATAAAGGCTGTTCATTAGAATCTTAATAGCCATCTGCTTATTGTCGAGAGTAGTAACCTCCCTCTCAAGCTCGTATGACGAACCTTCATCCTGTATCTTCTGTTCAACCTTTAGCATTTGCTTCTTGTATCCTTTACGTTCATCGTAAAGGTCATTAACAAGTTGGGGAAACAGTCCTCTCTCCGTGACATTAAAAAACTGACCAGTGCCAGCCATACAGTGCTCTGGTGCAATGTCCAGTTTGTTGTGATCAAGCAGATACTCTACAGACGATTCGTAGCTACCGTTTGTGTTGTCACGTTTCAGTAGATCAAACGAATGTACCTTATCAACGATTGTCTCAGGCGACATATTGTACTGCATGATGATATGAGGATACAGACTATTCAAGTCAAACGACATTACCCAGTCATGCATACCAACTTGAGGATCTTTAACGTGAGCACCTTCGATCTTTCGTTCCTTGGTGTTGTCACGTTTTGGAGGACAAATGATTCCTCGGTTACGTAGTTCGTTAAAGATCAGAGCATCCCACACACCTACAGATCCAAACGCATCCGCATAGTTTACCTTGCCTTTGTATGCAATAGTCATGCACAGTGTTGCAAGACCCATCTTATCTTCAAGACGATCTACGATCTCAACGTCCTTGATGTTATAGTCGATAAACTTTTGAAAGTCGTTTAGGTACAGAGCGTTGAGCGATCCATACTCACTGTAGTCAATTTTACTATCACCAAGCACTACGTGAGCGATATGATCTAGCTTGTATGATTCTTGAGTACCGTAGCTATATGCAAACTTCTTAAACAGATCAAGATAGTCAAGCTGCTCGAGACCGTTTATCTCAAACACCTCAACTTCGTTCTGTCCAAGCTGTAGTGTACGTTGTCTGATCGGTACACGCATGTCATGTACCCAAGGTGACAACTTATTAGCATGACCTTCACCAAGCACTTTGTTGATACGGTTAACAAGATACACGGTATCGAACATCCTGCTGTTCCATCCAGTAACTACATCAGGATAGTTGGCTGCCCACTGATCCATAAACTTATGAAGTAGCTCAGCTTCGTTAGCACACTTGGTGTACTGAACCGTCAAGTGATTAACAATAGAACTGCTGTGATCCCAGTCACCCATACCCCAAACGTAGTATACGTTATCGATATTGTTCTTAATGGTGATTGCAGTGACAGGATGGTTAGCTTCTTCTGGTCTAGGAAATCCTTGATCAGACTGAACCTCGATATCGATTGACGTCACGTTAATGACATCTCTATCGAATTCAACTACGTTACGAAATACATCGCTAATGAACTGCTGAATGAAGTTAGTGTTGCCGTGTATCTCAAAGTTATCAACATCACGGTGACGTTTGAGGAAGTCACTAGCATCATGAATAGACTCAAAGTCCATCTCACCAAGATAAGCTCCTCTCAGTGATTTGAACTCGGTTGGATCAGGACTTGCAACGTAGAGAGTTGGTTTGTACTTTACCTTCTTCTGGATACGTTTACCGTTGTTGTATCCACGGAAGTAAATGTAGTTACCAGATCTCGTTACACTGGTATAGAAAGGTTTACTCATCAGCGCTTTGGTTTAAGTTTCCTTCTAATAGATCGACGTATTGATCTACTAAATGTGATGAAGGTACACTCATGAATGTAAGGCTGGTTTTACGAACGTCCACCAAGCCAGTAGCTGTCGAAAATGGGGCAAATGGTGAGTACATCAGTCTTCTAGATTCTATATCGTGAGTAACAACAAAAGGAAACTTCACTCTGATGCACTCTTCATCAGGTTGCTTATCTAGCAGCTCACAAATAATGTGTTCGCCCGATGTGAGTCTCAATACTCTTGCACTCTTCATGCTATAATTCCACTATCAGGTGTAATAATTCCACCAAACATTTTCTTGTGTTGGTTAACAAGACTGTTGTCTGGCTCCGCAACAAATACAACCATATCCTTATTGATCATCAAAGGATCTTTGGTACTAAATGGACTGTACGGTACGAATTGTACACTACTTTGCTGGGTAGGGACAACAACTACAGCATCTTGAAATTCGAAGAAGTGATCTTTGTCTTCACAATCACAAAGTACATCTTCACCTGATAACATCCTAACAATTTTCACTGACATAATATTTCCTCACGAAAAGGGGCCCCAAAGGGCCCCAGACTTTACGCCTTAGTTTTATCTTCTTTCTTTTCTTCCACGTAGTACCAGTTCCCAGTGATAGGGTTCTGGCGATGATTTTCAGAAAGTTTTACTAACACAATACGAACTTGTCTAGCCTTTACTACAACTTCTTCAATCTCACTAGCGCTTGCAAAAGTAGAAAATAAACATAGGGCAACTACTGCCAAATGTTTCATTTTGCCTCCGTCAACAATTGACCTCCAATTGGTATAGACCGGGGACGCTTCTCTTCTGGGACTTCTACTCTCAGATCAATGACGAGTAAGCCGTCGATGAAGTCAGCTCCATCAACGACAACATGCTCTGATAGTCTAAAGGTGCGGGTAAACTTCTTTGCAGAAATACCGCGGTGGAGATACTCACGTTCAACCTCTCCGTCACCCTTTCCACCAGCTACGACCAGTATCCCGTCTTTTACCTCTACGGTCAACTGTTCTTTGTTATACCCGGCTAGGGCAAGCTCGATTGAAAAGTGTGTTTCATCTTTCTTGACGACGTTGTGTGGAGGATACAGCTTGTTGTCTGCCATCTCTGACAGTCGCTCTATCTCAGACCATACATGGTCAAATCCGATGAAGTGTGAACGTGGAAACGAAAATGCTTTAGTTGCTACCATTGTGGTGCCTCCTTAGTTAAAAGCAAGGTTGTTGTCTACTGACCGGACCATCCGCATCAGCATAATTATTTATAAGACTTATCACAAAAACAAATCGTATTATTGCAGTTTATCTGCCATATCGATAAATCTTTTTATGTTTCATTCATCTAGGGTAGAGAATCAAGTATCTCCATGTTGTCTGTTATAGAAATAGCTGTTGTGTGATCGATAGTAGAGAAACCGGAATTAAAGGTGTGTTTGACGTCATCGTGACCGTTCAAATATATACATTGGGTTACGGGCGCTGATTCAAACCCTTTGTCATTTGTAGTTAGTAAGTTTTTAATTGGTGGCTTAGAGAGATCGGGCCTCATAGTACTAGGCCACAATCTTTTTTTGTTAGATTTTCTGTAGTACTTGTCGAAGAACTCTAACATTAGAGCCATTGGGCCTAGATCAATCTTGTGTCCGCTAAGAAAGCTGTCTACAAAATCCATGGCAAATTGTTGGGACATACTAACAGTCTCTAGAGCTATACCACATAACCACAAATCATAATCGTCAATTCGATCTATCAGAGATTGTATTTTTTCTGGATTTCTAACGTAGGCATCGTGTTCAAGTATTAAAAACCGCTCGCTAGACTCAGACTGCTTTACCCACAGATTAAACATAGACATGAAGCACGACTTTTCTGACGGTGTAAAGTATCTCACTTGGCCGGAATTTTTAAAAGCCCTTCGGTGAGATTTAGACCAGTTCAACTGAGTTAAATATGGATCAGACTGTAACGTACTCGGTATAACGCACTGGACGCGATGTACATTGACAGACTTAACGTATGACCAGGTATTAAGACTAACTTTTGAGTAAGCGACTGAAAGAGGATTACCCATGTCGCAAATCATAAAAGCGTCCACAGAGAAACCCTGAGTTAATTAGAAGAGTTGCTGCCACTGTTGTTGGACTTTGGTAGCCTCATCAATTGTTGCACACAACTGACTACGATGAGGTCTACCGTCAATCTTTTCCACAACCACATATTTCATAACAGTATCGGTCGTCTCACTTAACCATTCGTTGATGATTACTTCTTTCGACCGATTGTGTATTTCGCTTCCAGTGTCCATTCGTCCTTGTCCTTGTGAGGGATAATCTTAATCTGCGACATGGGTGCTACTGGGTCAGCTGATTTACTTTCGTCGACCAACTTAATTAGTCCCCAGTCATTCAATAGGTTTGCAATCGTGTTTCGTCTTGCAAGGTCACCTTGATCAAAGTTAGCTGGCTTGCCATCTAAAGCAAACAGTTCTTTGAAATGCACAATGTAATACCTGCCCTGCTTATGCAGAACATGACATGATTGATACAAGGTCTTATCTTTGCGAGATGCAATACCGATACGTGTGAGAGTTTCACGTACCTTTAGAAAGTCATCCTGTTCATTTAAAGTTACTT